CCTGACTCGTAATATACGATAAACGGCAGCTTCTGAGCTTTCTTAAAGCGCAGATATGCCACTGGCAGATCAAGCGTCAGGAGCTTTTCTCGAATCTCAGATAATTCCATTACAGTCCCTCCATCAGCTTGTCAAGTTCTTTTTCGGCGTGCTCATTGACTATCGAGATATGCGGTATAGGGTCGGCATTTCCGACCACTCTCTTAGTGCCGTTTCTGACGACGTGGCCGTTCTCAAGCAGATGCGTGAGGCCGCCTTTTGCATTGTAGATTGTCACTCTTGTGACACCACGCTCTTTCTCAACGAGGCACTTCCACTTCTTGCGGTAGTCGCCTTTTTTTAATTTCTTGCTGCTTCCCTTATAGACGGGAGAGAGACGCTTGAGCTCCTCGACCGCATTGTTAGCGATATCGACGAGACCGTTTTCCAGCTCTTCCACGACCTCCTCGGTCATGGTTCTGGTCGCTTCGGCGAGAGCTTCTGCGAATTCATCGGGGGTAATGATTTCATTCATGATCTTCCTCCCTCCGAGCCTTGATAATAAGAAGCGAGTCAGCTTCGGCGAGATTGTCGATGCTTACTATGTTGTAGTAGTGTCCTCTGTACTTGATGCGGTAGCTGTCTGTTGTCATGTCTTCGAGCTTGCTGCAATACCGAACTTTGAAATTCTTGACTGCCTTATCACGGGGCTCCTTGGCGGTGTAGCTCTCCTTGTCGGAGTCACCTGTTACCGCGGCCCAGCATGAGTGATAGTCAGTCCAGCCGGGAAGCTGATTTCCTATTACGTCGAACTGCTCCGTAGAGCTTGCCTGTTGTATCGTGATGCGCTTATCAAGACGCCCTACATTGGTTTCAAGCTTCATCGTCCGTCATCTCCTGCTCCGCTTGCAGCTGCGCTATGATGGAACGTATGGTATATTGCGCTTTAGCACCAGCTTTCTCTACGGAGTAGCTGCGCTTCTCGTATAGCTCTGTGATAATTACGAGGGCGAGCAGTCTCACCCTCGCGTCCGCGTAATCGCAGGAGCCAACAGCTGCTTCGATGTACTTAGTAGCGACATTAGCCATAAACTGGATAATGTTGTCGTCGTCGTCAAAGTCGACCTTTAAAAACTGCTTAATAAGTGTTAGCTCCATGAGGTTCTCCTTTCCGACGACTTATTTATCAGCCGCCCTGCTGTTCTTCGTTTGCTTCCTGCGCGGCAAGTATCTCGGCAATGATCTCTGCCTTAGTTGTTGCTGTAAGTGATATTTCCAGCTCCTGAGCGAGAGCCTTGAGCTGGGCTACGGTGAGAGCTTCGAGTTCTTCTTGTGACAGCTCATTGTCGCTGTTAGTGTCAGCCTCTTCGAGTGTCATTGTCACGGATTCCTCTTCGTCATCACCTTCCTGGCTCTCGCTTGTCATTCCCCCAGGCTAAGCTTACCGAAGCAGTAGCACTTATCGGAGGAATCAGCCTGTACTACATCTACCCACTCAATAAGGCGGCAGATTGTTGTATTGCTCATGAAGCCAGCTTCCTTAGAAGATGCGAATGAGATGTTATCCAGATCGACGAACTGAACGCCGTCCTCGATATCACCATAGTATATAGGAGCGACATTGTTTGTCGTATCGCTCGGAATCATAGCGTTTGAATATACTTCGATAGGATAGCCCATAAAGAGCTTACGTGTAGGCTGTGTCGGATCTGGCTGAAGTACAGGTCTACCGTTAAGGTCAAGTGCCTGATCAAGCACATTAAAGCCGTCCTGATTGGTTACGATCTTTGTGTTATAGAGCGAACCAGGATCGAGGTCAACATTGATAGAAGCCTTAAGTGCTGCCCAGTCGCTGAGATTCTTTGCGGTCTTGTTTGCTTCAAGCTTTGCCTTTGCCATAGCATTTTCTGTGATAACTGCTTTTTTTGCGAATCTTCTCACGATGTAGGCGATAAGGTCGTTATCAGTAAGTGAGAGAAGCGTGTTGGAAATCTTAATGAAAGCACCTTTTTCTTTGAGCGACCAGCTCACAGGACTGAATACAGGATCAGTCGCATATGTGCCGTCAGTACCGTCTGTAAAGTCGATAAGGCCTTCGGTTTCATCATTGTCTGAAGGATAGCAACCTGTGAGAGCAGTTGTCTTCAGATAGCCACATACCTCTCTGAGGCTTCTGAACTGGCGGAGCTTCTCCTTGATCTTGGTGCGAATATCCTGAGGAAGGATATAACCCTCACCGTGCTCGCCGTTAGGATATGTTACCGATGGAAGGAGCAGAGCATCTTCTGCTTCTGTAAGCTTTGTTCCCGAGAGCTTCTTTAGAGCTGCACGGATAAATGATGCGTTTTCCTTGGTCTGAATCGCATCGTTCTTAGCTTCACCCTCGTCCAGTGTAGGCTGAGGAATCTCGAGATTTGCTGAAAGCTTATCGAGAGCCTTCTGCTTCTCAATCTTATCTGCAAGCTCCTGAGCCTGCTTCTGCACCTTGTCAGCGTTCTCAAGATCGTCCTTATCGAGGTAGTCCTGAGCTGTGTTAACGAGTACTGCAAGCTTTGCCTGCATCTCTTCAATTTTCGACATAGTCATTTTCCTTCTTTCTGTTGTTTTTATTTGAGTAGCCTCAGGACGTCGAGCGACATCTGTAGCTTTCTCTTGCGGTTTTTAATAGTCTCGTCCTCCTTGGGTTCCGGAGACTTCGGCTGTGGTACAGGCTCCTGCATAAGAGCCTCGGGAGTATGCTTGTACATCTTGTAGCTGTCTGATACGCAGGCAGCTACGGGCTCCGTGTCAAGGAGTTCGATATTGAAGTATTCTGCCGCCTGTTCCGCAGTAAGCCACGTCTCACGGTCTATCATGCTCTTGATCTTATCCTCGGTGGTACCGTTGACGGCATGAGCCTTATAGACGTTGATGATAGACTGCTCACAGGCGTTGAGTGCCTCGATAGCCTTCTTGAAGTCGTTAGCATTGCCCCGGCAGCCGCTCCATGGCTTGTGAAGCATGATCTGTGCATACTTAGGAGCTACGACCTTGTCGCAGGCAAATGGAATAATTCCTGCAATACTTGCAGCGATTCCGTCGATGTGTGCGATTTTCTCTCCCGGATAGCGTGAAATTATGCTGTAAATGGCAAGTCCACCGAAGACATCACCGCCTCCGCTGTTGACATAAACATCAAGCTTCTTGTGTCCGCCGCCCTCGGCTGTGAGCTCGGCGAAAAAATCGGCGACGTCCTGAGGAGCTTTATCCTCCTCGAACCACTTGCTGATCCATGTGGCCGAGCATATATCACCGTAGAAGCGGAGCTCTGCGCTCTCATCGTCTGTACTGTCATAGATCATATAGCCGCAGTCCTTGACTGCACCTGTTTTGATATCTTTGTTCGTAAATTGATACTTTTTCATTTTTTCTCACCTCCTTATAGTGGCACATAGTCTACGGCTTTGGTGTTCTTCAGCTCGACGCTGAAAACATGGTCGAAGTTATATATTCCGATCCATGCACCCTTCTGCTTGACGATAACAGCCTTGCCGTCGTAAGCGTAGTCGTCCCATTCTCCTTCTTTATAGGCAATGGTCTCACCACTCTTGAAGGTGATCTCTATTCTGTCAGCATATTCCATTTACTTGTTGCCTCCTTTATCATACTGCGAACCGAGCATATCCAGTGGGATTGCTGAGCCATTGCCGATGATAAGCTTATCGGTTCCGGGTATGAACGGCAGGTTCTCACGCTTTCGAGCTTCTGCGATCTGTAAGAAGCCGCCCGTGATGCCTGTCTGGTATGCATTGTAGCGAGCCTCTATGTCAGCTCTGAGGTATACGTCTGCATTTGCCTTGATAAAGAGCTTCTCCTGCTCTTCCGTGCTGAGAAGCTTGTATGTAGCCTCCTGCTCGAAAGCAGTGAGGACGTTCTGCATCGTGTCACTGTAGAACGCTCTGTTCTGCTGCTCGATGTTGCTGTATGTACTCTTTTCCATATCGTTGAGCTGAAAACTCTTGACTCCGAATGCATTAGCAATATGTCGAGTAGTAAGACCGTTAAGCTCAAAGAACTGTGAGTTCACGAGCTTGGTCTCAAGCTGCTGAACGCCGAAGTCCGTCGGTATTGGAATTACATTACCGGCGTTATGAGCACCTCCAAGATTTGCGAACTTCTTTTTGATCTGAGCTGAGCGAACCTTGTCAAGATCACCTGTATAGGTCACTATGATAGGATCTTGTAAGCCGTGACTGTACTTTTCATTCACGACCTGCTGTGCGTATTTCTCCTGGCTGAGAACATCAACGAGGTATTTTTGTATCGAGTTACCCTTGATGCCGTCCGTAGAGAAGTATTTATGATGTACTATCCTGTCAGACGTGTATATTGTCTGGCGTGAGCTTCTTGGATCAGTGTACAGGTAGTACACTGAGTTCGGTGAGCTGAGTATGCCTGCATTATCAACTATTATCTCGACATAGTTGCTGTCCAGAAGATATATTTCTTCAATCTTTCCGCGATTAAAACGATATACCCAAAAATTGTTGCCTGTGCTCAGCCTCTGGAATTCCGACGCCCACAGGAAATCATGAGCCGTCATGAACCGGTTCGGGCGAAGCTTCAGCAGCCTGTTAAGGTGATGCTGTGTCTCCTTCGCTCCGTCACCGTCGTACTCGTAGACTTTGAACGGCACCTTAGCAAGGGAGTTGCAGCGTATCAGCATACAAGCATAGTACGTCGCAGCGTTTAGATTATTTTTCGCAAGGACACTCGAAAAGCCCTGTTTGTTAAAAAACTCATTGAGCTGTTGTAAAGTGACGACACCTACAGGCTGTTCCTGCTCCGTGGTGGCCGCCGTTTCCTCCGTTGCCTGCTCCGTGGGAGTCTCCACTTCATTGGCTATCTTTTTCCTGCGCTTGAACAGCGACATCTTATCACCAGCTTTCACTTTCGAGCCACTGATCCACATCTACGGGAGCAGCGACGAATACATGATATAACGCGAGCTTGAATGCACAGAGAGTAGCGTCCACAGGATCTACTCGGCGCTTCGTCGCATCCTTGTCTATTTTGATTAGCCCGTTATTAGTTCGCACTACGGCATTGCCGATAGCGTAATTCAATAGCGGATTATTGATAAATATTACATTCTGACAGTATACCTGTTCACGGAAACCTGCTGTGCTCTCGTTGAGAGACTTATGCGACTGATATACTTCCACTACGTCGTAGCCTTCATCGCTGAGCTCAAGCATAAGCTTGCTCGCATTCGCAGGATCGAAGCATAGTGACTGTATCACGAGGCCCTGAGAGCTACAGAAGCCGCGGACGTAGTTCATAACGGCATTCTGATCGACGATCTCGGTATTTGTCACTGTCAGCCAGCCGTTGCGCTCCCATGCGTCATACGGCATCTTGTCAACTCTGCACCGCTCCACAAGCTTCTCACGATTCGGGATAAAGCTGTGCGAGAACAGTATATATTTCACTGTTTCGCCGTCTTTGTATGGAATAATGAAACTTACCGAGGTAAGATCTATCTTTGCAGACATATCGAAGCCTACATATACGGGAAGTCCTCTGATATCGACGGGAAGCTTGCTGACCTTGCAGCGGTTCCATTTCGCCATATCCATATAGCCGTTATTCCGCGCCTGCACCCAGACGTTCAGCACCTTGGTGAGGAATGATATGAGCTTTTCGGGGATTTCCTTCGCGATAACGTAGTCGTCGTGCATCAGCTTGCGTCCTGCCGCATATGATGATCGAACAGGATTCGCCATTTCCACGAGTTTGTCATATGTCTCGTCACTGAGCTCGATGTCAGGATCTGCCTCGAAGATATCTATGAGATACTCGTCATTGACGATATCGGGCTTGTCAGGATCAAGGACATCACTGCAATACATATACTCCTGCTGATAGCAGGGACAGTTGGGGTCCTTTCCGGCGGTTGTAATTATAAGCAGCAGCGGCTCTTTTGTATTTGAGCCAAGCCCGAGGTCGTAAAATTCAGTCGTCGGATGCTGATGATATTCATCGAGTATAAGAAATGCGGGATTCGTACCGTCACCGTTCTGCCCGTCCTGCTTACTCAGCGCTACTATGAAAGAGCCTGTTTTTCGATGCGTGACTCTATTTGCCGTGCAGTTGAACTTTCGTGCAAGTGGACTTCTCTTGAGCATATGCTTGCATTCTTCAACAATAATCTTAGACTGTTCTCTCTTGGTACCAGCGCAGTACCCTTCGTAATGTTCCTCATTTCGGGTACTGCCACATGACATCTCGTAAAGGGCGACGCCGCCGAGTTCCTGTGACTTAGCGTTCTTTCGTGCCTCTTCCTTGAAGTACTTTGTAAATCGACGAAGATCATCGGATTTTCTCCGCCAGCCATAAAGCTGACAGAGAGTGAAGCGCTGCGCAGTTATGAGCTCTATGCTCTTGCCGGCAAGGACTCCCTTGCTATGTCGGAGGTAGTGGAACCACTTGACAATAGCACTCGCCTGTTCCTCGTCCCAGTAATACGGATAATCACTATCTTCGTCAAGTTTGTTGAGGTCTGCCAAGAAGCGCTGGCAAGCCCACTTATGCTTACGGCAGCTTACCCTTTCGCCGCTTATGCACTCAGCTGCGTATCGTTCCAGCTCTTGCCTGATCGTCATCAGATATCACCGAACTCCTCTTCGATGCCTGCCTCGATCTCAGGAAGCTTCGCTGCCGCAAATTTCAAACGGCTGTCGATAGATAAGCCACACTGCCTACCGAACTCACGCATCTCTTTCGCGCTCTTGCTCTGCACGTAGACGGCAGGATTCACCTGATACGGAGCCTTGGAGTTCTTAGGTGCCTCAATAAGAAGTCCCTTCTCCTTTATCTCCTCCTCAGCGAGAAGATACTTGTCCCATGCATTGCAATAGGCCGCGAGGTTATTTGCGTCGAGGTCCCCGAGCATATCCATGTCTGTCATACTCTCGATCAGTCGGCGATACTCTTTGCGAGCTCTCTTGCTCAGCCATGTCGGAGCTTTGAGGATATACTTTTTCGGCGTGCGGACAAGGTCCTGCTCCGCTTCAAGTCTCGCTCTTCGTTCCTTGGTGAGATCACCTTTCTGTTCGGAGAGTGGTAGTCGAGTTCTTCCCATACTCTCCTCACTTTCTGCTGTGCGGTTGACTGCACAGGCTTAGGAAAAATTTTTATTTACAATTTTGTGAAAAGAAAACTACCGCAGCGGTTCGCTTTGAGAAGGTCGAAAGTTTTCAACATACCCCCCGGTGTGACGAGTGCCTCCCGGGCGAGTTCAGAAAATGTTTTCAACGCCTCGACAGTCTCCTGATATTCCGCCTCATATAGGCGATGGACGGCCCTGTGGTGGGCCTCTGTTAGGTATATCAGATTACTTTGCTGTAATCGCAGTCGGTAGTCGTTAATCAGCGGTACGATATGATGTACCGTGAATCCATATTCTATTTTTTGCTCGCAAAAAAAGCTTATTAAATCAAGCCCAAAACAAGCAGAAATGCACTTGTTTCTTGCTTTTTCCCATTCTTTTGTAAGATAAAATTTTTTTATCTCTGCATTATATGCGCCGAGCGGATTGTCTTTGTCACGCTTATAGCAGTGGCAGGCTGTGCCTGCTTGAACTCTCTTGCCACAACGCGAACATATTTTTGATAACATATCTTTTGTAGCAGTTCTGCCGCCGCACTGTTGCACGGCGGCGAAAGGTGTGAAAATCCATCAAGTGCATTCAACTGCACTATTGGTGCAGAAAGTTGGAGTCCCACCAACACATACCGTTTCGCTGGTATGAGCTTTTCCGTGCCTGGAGGCTTGTACCGTAAGATCACGCCAAAGCTGCATTCTGTCTGCCATTTCTGCATAGCCGCTGAAGCGGCTTGTGGGTTGTTCTTTCACTCGAACAGTTGTTGTAATTCCGAGTGCTGGTGGTGATTCGCACTCTTGTAAAAGATTAAATGTCGCAGTCCCGAGCTGTGAACTCGGACATTCCTATGACTGCGTTGTTGTGCCGTCTTGTCTCATTCTCGTCGGAGACGGCGCCGAGCGTTGCACGCTGCATACTGTTACGGCGGATACTATTCCATATCGCTTCGTCGTCGGGACGCAGAGCCTGTATGCAGTGCCCCTTTTCCTCAGTGCAGTTGCCTGCACGACGTGCATTTATTATTCGCGCAAGAGAGAGATCTGGTTGCAGAGGCTGGAATCGAACCAACTACCTCAAGGTTATGAGCCTTGCGAGCTTCCGGTGCTCTACTCTGCCATTGAGCGGACGCTGCTGAGACGTCCGCAGATCATACCGAAAGAGACATGACAGAAGACAAGAGGCGGAAGCAACGAGCGGTTCCGCATACCGGATGGAGCCGCTCGGAAGGGAATTCGAATAAGCCGAACTCGTTCCGCCTGCCTTCTTAGTTTTACTGTAGCACGTTTCATAGAGCTATTCAAGGTGTTTTATGGTGTTTATAGGTGCTTTTATAAAAAATATTTTGGATAATGCGCCGCAAAGAGCTTCAGCGCTGCTGCTCTTAGGTTCTCACGTGTATTCTTTACGGACTTGACGCCTATAGCTTCTGCAACCATTTCCCACGTCTTGCCGCGTATATAGTACTCGGTGAGGAGTGTACTAAGCTTGTGATCGGGGAGCTGTTGTATCTCGTCACGGATACGGAGCTTTATTTCCTTATACTTTTGGAGGTCAGCTTGGATATGCTGTTTCAGCTCCTCAATATACTCAGTATCATGCTCTTTCTCAGCGTCGTGCAGTTCTCCCTCAAGGGAGCTTATGCGTAAATCGATATTCTTTACCTGCATAAGGTAGTCTTCTGGTGTCATGGCTCGCATGGATCTTTACCTCCAATCCTAACAGGTTCACAAGGGAATGGTTTATATTTGCACTTAGCACAGTTGCCGTTCAGCCTGTTCTTTTCGATAGCTTTGTTTCTCTCTTCAAAGTATTCCCTCTCAGTTTTATGGAATGAGCACAGCTGTCGTGAGCGTGATCCTGTGCATTCTGCGTCTAAGATCGAGCATCTGTTAGTCTGAGGGCTTGAAAAATAGCACGTCTCTTTCTCTTCATTCACTGAGCTTCACCGCCCTGATGCTTAGTAAGGTCGTACAGCTTATAGAGTGTCTCCTCGAATACCTTATCTTTGCTCATATCAACAGGTGCTATGATAGCACTAAGCAGCAAGCCCTCGTTTA